CCATGGAAGCGGCCACAGCCGACGGTGATATCATCGAAATCATGCCTTACGAGTTCGGTAAGGAAGTATCGGTCGATACTACAGTTACGGCACTGGCTCCGGTGATTGTGCCGGGGTCTGTGACCATAATTGATTCAAATGCCAATGCGGTTGACGGAACCCTGGCGGATGACACGGTCATTGGCCGCGAGACCTACTTAGTTATGACCGACGCGTCGAACAGTTCCACCATAACGATTGCGAAGCATGTGACAAGTGACCCGGAAGTGGCAACGTTTGACGCCACTGACGAAACTCTAACACTCAAGTGGAACGGTACGGAATACGAAACTATTCACGCGACCGCCACATTCGTATAAGGAGGGTAAGCTATGAGTTTTCCAACAAGTGATACAGCAGTACAAAGACCCGACTTAGGCGTATTGGTTGAGGAGTACATGGAGACACAAAACGCCCTAATGGGCTTTATCGGTACGGAAGTAATGCCGATGCTACCCGTTGCGGAGAGTACCGCAAATTATCCCGTATTGCCTAAAGAAGTCATGTTGAAGATACAGGACACAAAGAGGGCAATGCGCGGCAAATATCCCCGCTCAGATTTTGAATGGGAAGAGGGCTTTTATTCCACCACAGAGAACGGGTGGGAAGAGGCAGTCGATGATCGCGAGCGCAAATTATATGCGTCCACGTTCGACGCGGAGGCCATGGCGTCACAGCGAGCCACGTCCATCATTCTGCGTGCCCAGGAAAAAAGGATCGCGGACATTGTTTTTAATGCGACCAATTTTACCGCCAACGCCATTACCCATGAGTGGGACGACGCCACAAACGCCGTACCTATCACAGATGTGGCCACCGGTAAACTGTCGATCAGATCCGCCAGCGGTATGCTGCCGAACGCTCTGATTGTTGCCTACAGTACATTTTTGAACCTCAAGCAGTGCGACCAGATAGTCGACCTGTTAAAATACACATTTCCCGGCATTGATATCAATCAGATGTCACTCGCACAGCTTGCGCAGGTCTTAGACGTGCCGAGAGTGCTCGTGGGTGGGGCAGTGTATGACAGCGCAAAGAAAGGGCAGGACGCGTCGGTTGCAGACCTTTGGAGCAACGAATATGCTATGCTCACAAAGATTTCTGATACCAGCCAGTTAACCGAGCCTTGTATCGGTCGGACATTTCTGTGGACCACAGAGAGCGGCGGCGGGCACATTGTTGAATCTTACAGAGACGAGACAGTCCGGGGTGATGTGATCAGGGTTAGACATGATACAAGTGAGGCGCTGATTGCTTCCAGGGATACGTCTCTGGCCATAAAGAGCAACTTGAGCACAGCAGTGTCATATCTTTTCAGTAATGTAACTACCTGATTGATATGCCAGCTTTTGATACATTTTTCGACGATGATGCTTACCCTGCGCTTACGGATACTTTTTTCGGGAGCGCAGGGTCTTATCAAGCGATTGCGGGGGGTGACGCAGTATCCCTCCAGGTCGTAATAACCCGGGACGTAGTTATCCAGCCAATTGGCTATGATGCCACGACCGTCGTTACGGGTGACGTCATTGAGGCACTTGTGTCCGATGTCGGGGATGTATCAGAGGGTGACACTTTCACAGTGGGCGCCACGGTTTACACATGTAAAAAAGAGCTCGAGAACAATAGCCGAGTTACTAAGTGGGTGGTCCATGGCGTTTAAGATACAACCCAACACCTCAGATATATTGAGCTTGAGACTCGCATTAAGCGGGATCAGGAACGGAACGGAGCGGGTAATTACCAAGTCGATAAACGCGGCCATTAAAACCACTCAAGTGCAGGCCGTTAAGATCATTGGCAAAGATATATCTTTAAAAGCAAAGCGCATTAAGGCGGATTTTTCCCAGGAAAAGGCGAACTTTTAAAGGCTACGCGGGGCCCTCGTAGCAGACGGCGAGCCGGTTGGGCTTATTAATTTCCAGGCACGTTCGGTAAAAAAAGGCGTGTCTCATAAAGTCAAACGAGCGGCCGCACGATCCACCACAAAAGGTGCTTATATAGGACGCGGCAAGCCCGATAAAAAAGGTAATAAGGATCACGTATTTAGGCGCGAGTACCGTTTGGGCCGCAAGGGCCGCAAGGTTGTGCCGGGTAGGAATTATGCAGCACTCCCAGATAAATACAGGTTCCAAGTGAGCCGCAAGACCGGCCCGCGTATTGAGGATATTTACGCAAAGCCGGTGATATATGACAAAGTGACCAAACTCGCGGCAGAGGCGTATGTTAAAAATGTAGGAAAGGAAACCACAAGTTTATTGAGGCGTTATGGCTGATACAATACGAGAGCGCATAATAGCGGCCGCCATGGTGCAGCTCGCTAAGATAACGGTAGCAAATGGGTACAATTACACCATGAGCACACCGAAACGCGGGCAAAAGGCCATTGACGAGCGGTATTTCCCGGTTTCCGTTGCGTTCCCGGGCACCGAAGAGAACGAGCGGAAATACGCAAAGGATAATATGACGTTCCCCCTCCGGGTGGAGTCTCATAGATCCATAGGCACCTCGGAAAATGCAAGCACCATACAGGAAAAAATGCTCGGGGATCTCCGCAAAAATTTGACAGACCAGTCGAGCCAAACCTGGGCAGCACTGACGGACGACGTGGCATATCTTGAGGGCGGACCGGCAGAACAGCCGGAAGCCGAGGACAAAACGACCGCAGTGTATGTCATTATTGAAATTAAGTATAAAACCGCGATAGGCAACCCCTATTCGCAATAATTAAGGAGGCTATCATGCCGACAAGTGACAATGCAAAAATCGAATATGAGGCCAGCCAGAGCTTGGTGGCAATGGTTGCTCTTACTGACTCAGGGGACGCCACGCAGTTTGACAGCGCGGACGAGTTATGGTCCAATAAATCGGGGTTCGCCCCTTCCGTAAAACCGGACGGAGTAGTCACAGGATTTGTGATTTCCACCGATGCGGCCAATGATAAAGTAAATATAGCCGCGGGCACGCTATACCAGGCGGGTGTCCTGCAATCTGTGGGAGCGGCGGCGGATGAGGCAATCGCACGGCCGACACTTGCAAATATCATTTACTCCATAACAGTCAATAGCTCGCAGGCCATCGCGGTTGTAGCAGGCACCGAAAAAGCGGGTAGCTTCGATACAACCAGGGGCGCAGCCGGTGGCCCGCCACTTATTGCGGTAGGCTCCACAGAAATTGGCCAGGTCAAACTATCCTCGGCTACCCCGGGATTGATTCTCGCGAGTGAAATTAAACAGGTTATCGGAACCAGTCAGGAGAGATATGACTTTCCGAGCAATAACCAGCAACGGATCAACGTAACCTCTGGAGTCCAGGCCAATGCGGGTGTGGTTTTTGTATCCGCATTACCTTTGACCCATACCGGTGTTATACCAAAGGCGGTTTATGCCGAGTATTATACCCCGGAGTTTGCAGAGTTGCCTAATGCGACCGATTTCGTACCCGCGGAGACCACAAACAGCGTGACCTCCACACAGGTATATAATAACACAATCGGTGCCAGCAGTAGCACATTGAACCAGAGCACTTTTACTTTCTTCCCGAACGATGGTATTACGGACGCCATTTTTAAAGAAAAAGATGCGAACCTATTTTTTAAATTTAAACAAGATCGGTTGAACGACCCTTTTATCTTGCAACAAGGGAAGTTCGGAATTGCCCGGACGTTCCCGGCAGCCGATTCCGTTCAAGTCTCCGCGACAGTCTCCACCGAGGAGGCTGCGGTCGAAGTAGCGTCATAATATAAATTTAGGGTCCCCGTTAACGGGAAGCCAGCGCCCGGGGGACCCACCCAGCTGGAGGGAAAAATAATGGCATTTGATCCGAAAAAATTTAAACAATCAAAATTTATCCACAGAACCAAACTCGTCCCGGTCCCGGATCTGGCGGACTGGTTTGATGAGGACGAGACGCCCGCATGGGAAGTCCGGGGGCTTACCGGCAAAGAGTTAGGCGTGACCAAACAGGCCGCAGCAAAAAATAAGAGTCTTGCGGGCATTATGGAAATGTTGAACAGCAGCAAAGTAGTAGAAAAAACCAAGGCTTTGCAGGCGGTTTTCGACATGGATCTCAAAGGGACTACGGAAAATATTGCGGAGCGTTTGGAGCAGTTGGTAATGGGGAGCGTTAATCCGACCTGTGACCTTGACCTCGCATTAAAGATATGTGAGAGGCGCCCCGTTGATTTCTACAACCTGACAAATAAAATTTTAAAACTGACTGGCGAGGGTATGGAGCTGGGAAAGCCCAAAGGCTCTGGCAAGAAACGGACGTCAGGGCCTCGATAGGGCTTTGTCACGCCCACGGGTGGGTCCTGCGGGACCAGAGGCCGGACTTATTGCCCTATGACTATGAAACACCGATAGAAAGGGATTTATGGTCCATGTTTTATAAAAATAGGAATAGAAAATAATGGCGGACCTGACCAGGACAGTAAAAGTATTATTCCAGGGCGAGGACGACATAAGCCCGACGTTACTGAGTATTACCAGGGGTGTCGATAAATTCGGGGAGGGCGCGGCTGCCATAGGCGAGCCCTTCGCAAAGATAACGACCGCTGTATTTGCTCTCGACGCCGCTTTGCTGGCATTAGTGGCGGGGGGACTATCGATAGCTACTATTCAGTTTGCGTCGTTCGAGGATCGCATGCTGAAAGTCAAAGGCGTTTTAGGTGCCACCACACCGGAGTATGAAGCGTTGACAGATGTAGTAAAAGATCTTGGCCTAACGACTCGATTCACAGCGGAAGAGGCGGCAGGGGGGCTGGAGTTTCTTGCCCTCGCTGGACTCAGTGTTGATGAATCTATATCAGCACTGCCCGACGTACTTAATTTGGCTCAGGCCTCGGCGGTAAGTCTCGGTGAGGCCGCAGATCTCGTCACGAATGTACTGGCTGGGTACGGAAAAGAGGTTAGTGCGTTGGGCGAGGTCAATGATGTATTAACGGCTACATTCACGAATAGTAACACGTCTCTGACCCAGTTGGCGAAGGCTTTTCAATCTGTGGGACCGGTGGCGAGCGCGTTAGGCTTTTCTATTGAAGAGACAGCAGCGGTGCTGGGGGTGCTCGGCAACGCGGGATTTCAGGCGGAGAAAGGTGGTACGGCACTCAGAAACATAATGCTCGCGCTTGTGGCCCCGGCGGGCAATATGGGCAAGTTAATGAAGGAACTCGGCGTTGACACCACAGAACTCGGGGTCGACTTTGCGGATAGTAGAAACGCGCTCGATTCCCTCGGTGTGTCCGTCAAGGATACAGCCACAGGAAAACTGCTACCGTTTACAGATATTTTGGATCAGATTAAAGCGGGTTTGGATAAGATACCAGACTCGGCGGATAGGACGGCCACAGTAGTAGAGATATTTGGTAAGAGGGGCGGCCCGCAACTCCAGGCGTTACTCCTCCAGGGATCGGATGCGGTACAGGGGTTACAAGATAAGATAGGTTCCCTCGGCGGTGTAACCCAGAAAATAGCCGACGAGATGGAGAGCGGTTTTGGAGGGGTGCTTCGGGCGATTAGGTCCGCACTTGAGGGTGTTACACTTGAAGTAGGTGAGAAGTCCGCTGCGGCCGTAAAAGAGGGTGCAGAGGGCGCGGTAGCGATACTGCGGGCAGTCGCGGCACAGGTTGACTCGAATACATTCAAGCCGCTATTTGATGTTCTTGAAGATGCCGGAGACAAACTTGGCGAAATATTACAGGGCATGTCCGAGGATCTGCCGGGGGCATTCAAGGGTGTTGATTTCGATGAGTTAGTAAAATCATTTGAGGATCTTGTCAAGACGGTTGGGGATATATTTAAAGGCCTTGATATCGACATATCAACCCCGAAGGGCCTGGGTGAGGCGATTCAGTCGGTTGTCAACTCTACCGAAAGTTTGGTGAAGGTTACGGACGGGATAGTATCGTCATTTGAGCCAATCATAAAAGCGGTCGGGGGCATTACGGATGCGCTCAACGGCCTTGATCCAGAGATGCAAAAGTCAATTGGTAGTTTTATAGGTTTTGCATCCCAATTAACAATCGTTGCGGGCGTACTTTCGGTCGGGGGTGCGCTATTAGGCGGTCTCAAACTGTTGGCGGGGGCGTTAACGTCCGGCGGGTTGCTGGCCACAGGGCTCACCTTTATAGGAGGGCTATTAACGGGACCGATAGGACTCGCGGCGCTACTGACCGCGGCGAGTGTTGCGGCCGTCAATTTTAGTGTGGGCGCTTTGGGAGAAGAGTTCGATGCGCCTATTAAAAAATTTGATGAGTTTGGTCACAAAATAATAGAAATGGTTGGGCAGCTGGAGAATATACCGGTATCCACACAAATCGACGTAATAACGTTAGTGCAGAGTGGGGAGCTGGAACGGGCGCAAAGTTTACTTACACAGCTAACCCTTGAGAATTTCGGGATTGAGTTTGATATCATAGCGGATACCGGCGAAATAGTCACCCTTAAAGACGGTATAGAGTCAATACCAGAAGATAAGACCGTGGACATCGGTGTCGAACTTAACGACGCGGAAATTGAAGAGATTAAAAAAGCGTTTGGTATGCTTGAAGAGGATAAGACCGTCGAGATTACAGTGGGAGCGGATATAACACCAGCGCAGGATAAAATATCTTGGTTCGACGAGGATGGCAAGTACCACGAGATTGTCATTGATGCAGAAACGACGGGCTTGGATAAAGCACAGGCGGATATAGAAAAGATACCTAAGGAGAAGTTGGTCGAGATACAGCTCCAGGGGGATATTGACACCGATATTGCCAGGATATCCTCTCAGGCGGATATCGTTCAGGCAGCTTTTGAATGGACGGCGAGGGTTGACATAGCTGAGGCCGAGGCTGCCGCCAGGGGGGTTGAGGCAGCGTTTGAAGCGGCCGGGGAGACGGTGGGCAGTTTGACGGACGCGACATCCGATATGTTCAGCTCCCTCCTGGAAGGGTTCGGAGATCTGTCATCTCTTGATCAAGAAGAATTTACGGGTTTAATCGAGGATCAAATGGCCCTGCAAGAAAGAGCCCTTAAGCTCAAATAAAACTAAATGACGCGCAGGTTGCATACATGGACGCTAAGGCAGCTGCGCTTAAAAGTGGCGACTCTTTAATCACAATCGACTCCACGGGCCTGGAGCCCGCGCTTGAATTAATCATGTTTGAGATATTGGAAAAAATACAGATCCGCGCGTCGGAAGAATCGAGCGAGTTTTTACTGGGAATATAGGAGACTAAAAAATGGCAGTTGTGAGCACACTATCAAACCATGTTAAATTTATGATCAAGACAAAGAAGATCGACACCGAGAATGACGTATTTAAAATCATTCTCATGGATGACGCATTCGCATTTGATAAAGATGCACATGCCACTCTTGCGGACGTAACAGCAAGCCAGCTCGCCACGGTCGGGGGGTATACCCAGGACGACAAGACCCTCGCTGGTGTGGCCGAGACGGAAGAAGACGCCAATGATCGTTCAAGAACCACCTGGACTGACGTATCCTGGACGGCTTCCGGTGCAGGATTTGGGCCTACAGGTGCCGCCATTATCTATGATGACACTACAACCGACGATACAGTTATCGGGTGCATTGATTTTGGCACAGATTTTACATTGACTGCGGGGATTGATTTCCAGGTAAATGATATAATTTTTGATCTGAGTTAAAAATGAGCTTCACAGCTAAAAGTGTTATACTCGATATTGCGGATGATTGGGGCCATGTTAATAACATGGGTCTTAGGTCCGTAGAGTTTAAGCTTGCAGACGTTCTGGTCAATGTGGCTGCCATCGACATTACTTGTTACGCCACCACTGAGAACTCCCCGGGAGGTGTTGCGACTTTCGCTTTTGACACCTCTATATCAAAAACAGATGGGAGTAACTTCGCGGAATGGGCCTCCACAGTTGGGGGGGTTACAAATCAAAGAGTCATTGCCGTATTCGATTCGCCCATTGAATTTGATGAGGTTGTAGTAAATAATTCACATAACTATACATCGTTCACAGATAAAGGGGCGCAGAATGTTAAAATTAATATCTCTACTGATGCGATCACTGACGCGACGTATAACGCGGCCATAAGTAATAGTACGCTAATTTATGATAGCACGTTTGATGAACACGCCGCGTCAAGTGCAGCAGACGACCAGATACTCGTACTTATAGCCCCCCCCGAAGCGGTGAGTGCGCTCCCGTTGATAGGGGTTGGATCACTGTCTGCCTGGGTAACACCCTCGATCTTTAAAGTTGCGGCATTGCCCTTGGTTGGCGTCGGATCACTAAGCGCCGCCATTTTTGGAGGAGTGCAGGTAGAAGCATTGCCGTTGATTGGGGTTGGATCGCTAAGTGCAGGCATTAAGGTTGTTATATCCTCAGAGATACTCGGCTCTGTTGGGTCGATATCTGCAACGGTAAGAGGGTTTGCGGAAATTTCAGCAGCACCGTTCCAGTCGACGGGGCTGTTGTCGTCGAGTTTACCGATAACATTTTCTAAAGAATTTACGGACATCTATTATCTGTTTACCCTCACTGGTGCAGCGGATGGTGAAGAAGACGTCGACATCCCTATAAGTTCATTTCAGGCACGGCTCAGGAACGCCACACCTACATATTTAAGTGTGGTCATACCTGACACCGATTGGGCGAGCTATATTACCGCACGGTCCAACGGGTCCTTAAAGATTGACATAGCATTTAAACTAAATGGTGAGTTAATACAGCGTGAGACTATAATCGAAGTTGATTTAGAGGACATAAGGCCGGACAAGGGGGCCGTATCATCTTCAATCACATTGCAGGGCTACCGGACAGAGACGTACTCTCAAAAAGCAATAGCGCTGGCAGGCGCGTCTTACCGGAACGAGGTTAATAGTAAAATAAGGTACCGGCTTGCGGTCCCGGATGTTAATTTGCATCCAGGGGATACAGTCACAATCGGATCGGATACGTTTGTCGCGGATAGCATAACATATTCTATAAGCGTGGAGTCAAAGACAATGGAAATAGCAGAGGCATAATGGGAAAAGGCACCATTATATCCGGCGGTATCGACGGGAGTTATCAAGTCATGGTCAATTATGACACCAGTGGTAAGGCCAGCCAGATATCTGCTCTAAATGATAAGATAACAGCCTATCAGGCCGCCCTTATCACCGAACCCGATCAACTTAAAAAGGATTTAATATCGCTAAAAATAACATCCTGTCAAAAAAGGATAAACTACTTAAACACCAATACGCTCTCGGATTACACATTACAGGCATGGTGCGCGGATTTAACGGATGATTTGTCAGGTATTGTTGGGACAGTTGAAGTGCCGGGCGAGGTCGGCACGATATTGATTCAACCCGGGTATGAGGGCAATGCGGTGTATGCCCCGAGTCGTGATGGGCAATTGGTTCCTACAGTCATCCAAACAGCAGCGCAACTTTACTATAATTTGGCGATGCTGCCCGGCTGGCAAAAATGGATGCCGACCTACCGCTTTGGGACAATATCAGATATTGATACAGACGTGGACACGGCCACTGTTACTCTTGAAAGTGCGATAAGTAGCCAGCAGGGTATTGATGTCAATCAGAGTTTGATACTGACAAATGTGGTCATTGAGTACATGGAATGTAATGCAGAGGCCTTTGAAGAGGGTGACAGTGTTCTTGTTCAATTTACTGGCCAGGATTTTTTAAGCCCAAAAATTATAGGATTCAAAGACAATCCTAAAGAGTGCGGGCACTATTGGTATGCAGATATTATAGACATGGGTGTTGTTGCGGCCCCTCCATGCACCTCCGTGCCACCGGTGTATACTGAGAGCACAGTGTCAGGGAGCCTCGCGTCTCATATAGATGGAGTTTGCCAGGTTACTGAACTTGTAAAAGCACAAGAAGGACCAACCGCTGTCCCAGCCGGGATGTGGTTATTTTTTGAGTACGAAGTGCAATTGCTGGCAGTCGGCACATTTAACAACAGTTATACCGTAATACATGTTCGCCTGCGCGACGCCCTGCATCGCCAAGCAGATATAAATCTGGCCATAAATACGACGGCGTATACCGGGGAGTCAGGCAGCGCGAGCCGAAACATAGTTAGAGCAAGACACCAGATGCCGTTACCGATAGTGCCTGGCACTGACTACGAGGTCGACAGGGTACGTGTGACGTGGTGGGTAAATGGTAGTTGGTATCAATGTGGTACGGCGTCCGGGACATGGTACGAGATAGGCATATCGATAGGGGAGCCTCACGAAGATGCGACCATGCTGCCCTATGAGCTAATTACGGAAATGTAAGGGGTTAAAATGACACATCCAATATCCATATCAGCACTAACGCAAAGTACGTCCAGAGTTGTGGTAATACAGGCGTCGGTCCTCTCAAAACTGACGGAGAATGCCGCCCGCACGTCGCGAGTAAAGACCCTTGACGGAGGGGTATCCATTACGCACTCAGGGTATACAGACGGGGATCGCACCCTGTTAATTAAGGGCGAAGTAACTCAGGCTCAGTCTGATACACTCCGTGACATCCACAAAAACGAGACCTTTATCCGAGTGGCTTTTTTTGATGGCGTATTTAAGGCCGTTATCGATCGTCTCAGTACGGACGGGGGCGTATTAGATATGACAATACTTGTAAAAGAGCGTGAAGCGTGATACGGGATGATAATAAATACTTACGGAGGGTAACAACATGAAAAAATTATTTATCGCTGGAGTCTTAATCCTTTTACTGGTCGTTGCAGCACAGGCGGCAGTTGTCGAAATGGTCAAACGTGAGTCGGCGGTTACCGGATTCCACTACGAGGAGACCATTGCCACGGGCGCAACGGGTAACGACGTTCACATATACCCCATGGGTCTCGACGGTACGCGGGTTACATGCACTATCATAGCTGGGGCAAATACCGGCAGCTTCGAGTATACGACCTCCAGTGACGCCAAAGTTGTCGCCGGGACAGCCGTATGGAAAACCTGGCCTCTCGGGGTCGTGACAGGCACAAACTGCGACGCTCTCACGTCACAGGTAACAGGCTTACGCGGCGTATCTGACGCCGGGGAAATTACGGTTGAAATTGTATATTGACGGGGCAAACGAAATGGAATACAATTATAATGCGGATAGATAATGATGCAGGCTATAATAGGGAAAATTGTTGCTGGGCGTCAAGGACAGAACAAAGCCACAATAGAAGAATATACCAGACTAATACTACGGGTGTTTCTTTTCGTTCAGATAGTAGAAAATACCGTGCTGAAATTTCAGTTCATAATAAAAGTATTAATTTAGGTTGCTTCGGAGAATTAAAACAAGCGGCAAAAGCCAGAAAAGAAGCCGAGTCAAAATATTGGTAGAAATAGAATTAAATAGCACAACGAGGAGTATAGCATGAAATTTTATATTAAGCTAATAGCCGCCTCGGCGGT